ATCGATTCACCGATAGATGGTGTAGCACTGAATGCGGTTAAGGATGTTCTTGATAGGACTGGTCACAAGCCGAAGCAAGAAATCAAGGTTGATAAGACTGTTAGAACTTTTGAGGAAAGACTTACAGATTTGATTGATAAAACAATTGATGCTGAATATACAGTAGAAATTCTAGGTGATGACACTGAATAAAGAAGAATTGTTCTTTTATAAGCTAAAGACCGACCGACGATGGTATATAGAGAACTTCTTAAAAATCCGCAACAAACGTGCTGAAATAGTCCCATTAAAACTCAATGAAGCTCAAAAAATAGTAATGAAGTACATTGAGCAAGATGAGAAAGCTGGCATACCGAAGCGTTACATTGTACTGAAAGCCCGACAAATGGGATTAAGTACCCTCTTTGAAGCCCTCATATTCCATGATACAGCTACCAATACCAATAAAAACTCCCTCATCATAGCCCATGAAGAACCTGCCTCACAGAACCTTTTTGCAATGTCAAAGCTTTACTACGAAAACCTTCCTGACCTGATTAGACCTATGAAGAAGTATTCAAATGGTAAGGTTTTAGCCTTTGAAAACCCCGAAACTGATGAAAATAAGAAGCAAAATAACCCTGGTTTACGCAGCAAAATATCGATTGCTACTGCTGGAACTGGGGAAGCTGGTCGGTCAGCGACCATACACAATCTACACGTTTCAGAGTTGGCTTTCTTCCCTGACCCCAAGGTTACAATGTTAGGTCTGCTGCAATCTGTTCCTGATGAGCCAAATACACTGGTTGTACTCGAATCAACTGCTAATGGTGTTGGTGACTACTTCCATGAATTGTGGACTAAAGCTGTTAAGGGTGAAAATGAGTTTACACCGATATTTCTACCTTGGTTTATAGACCCTGGCTACACCAGACCGTTCAGAACAGATAGTGAACGAAAGCAGTTTATCGAAGAAGTCGAATCCTACTCAATTAATGCTAATGGCGAATATGTCTATACTTACGAGAAAGAGTTGAAAGACAAGTATGGATTGACTTATGAGCAGCTTAATTGGCGTAAATATACCATAGCGAATAAGTGTCAAGGTGATGAAATGCTATTCATGCAGGAGTATCCTGCAACCCCCGAAGAAGCTTTCATATCAACTGGCCGACCAAAGTTCTCTCTGAAAGCCCTCCGCAAATACCAAACCATCACCAAAACCCCTGAACGTGGCTATTTACAATATGGCGATGATGGCAAAGTTACATTTCTACCTGATAAGAATGGTTATGTATCTATTTGGCGTAAGCCAGAACCTAATCGATTCTACTGTATCGGTGCTGATGTTGCCGAAGGATTGGCACACGGAGACTACTCCTGTGCTGTAGTTGGTGATAGCGAGGACTTCGACATTGTAGCTATGTGGCATGGTCATATCGACCCTGATTTATTTGGAATTGAATTGATAAAATTGGGTAAGTATTACAATGATGCTTATATTGGCGTAGAGAATAATAACCACGGACTTACCACACTTTCAATCATGAAGAGAGAAGAATATTGGAATCTGTACTTCTCTAAATCTTACGACAGGATAGCCGATAAAATCACCCAAAAGTTGGGATGGACAACCAGTTCCAGAACAAAGCCATTAATGATAGATAAATTAGCTGAGTTTGTAAGGGAAATGTTTTTGGGCATCTATTCTGATTTGATAATAAGCGAAATGTTCACTTACATCATCGATGATGATGGTAAAACCAACGCCCAAACCGGATGTTATGACGATACAGTTGTGGCTACCGCAATCATGCTGCAACTGTTATTGGAGGGTAGGGGAGAGTCATACACACCAGAAATCCCAATCGACCAGCGAGACAAAAAGGTGAGAGAAATAATTGACCCATTATTTGAACAAGTAGAAACTCCAGAATACGTTGAGTAAAGGAGGTAGCATATTGTCATATCAAGACAGGGAAAGTGAAGAATTAAAGCTTGTTAATCAGTGGAATTTGAAGTTCAAAGAAGCAATGATACACAAGGCCCCTTGGACAAAACGGTGGCTTACATATATCGATGCTTACAAAGGTGATTACTTCAAGAACAAAAACTTACCTGATTACAAGTCAAATGTAGTTAGTAACTACATATTCTCCACTATCGAGACTATCAGGCCCATCATGCTTGATACTGACCCAACATTTCAAAGTATACCTCGGCAGCCAGAGGGCATGGAATTCTCCAATGATTGCAATGAGGCTTTGATGTATGAGTGGGATAGAGAACAAATGCGTTCAAAGCTGTATCGGGAGTTAGTTAATGTTTTGGTTATTGGAAACGCTGTGTTCTTCATTTCTTGGGATGCTCAAAAAAAAGAAGTTCAATGCATACCTGTAAATCCATTCTGTATCTTTGTAGACCCACTAGCTACTTGTTTTGAGGATGCTGAATACGTTATTTACGCCAAATACATGAATGTAGTGTTACTTCGTCGTATGTTTAAGGATAAGGCCGATAAACTTCATGGGAGTCAAATCAACTACAGCGAATTGGTGTCTGGTAATGATAAGAACTCCAATCTAAAGAACCAAGTATTAGTGCTGGATATATGGACAAAAGACTATGAGGTTGAAGAACAAATCAATGGTGACGAGAAAATAACCAAGTCCAAATATCCCAATGGCAGACATATTATTTTGTGTCCTGAAATTGGCGTTGTATTGAGTGATACTGCATCACCTTATGAAGATGGACATCCTTTTGTACTCTTTAAAGACTATGATATTCCAGGTGTATTTTGGGGTGAGGGCGAAGTTGCTCAACTCTTATCACCACAAATTTATTTGAATGAAATCAACAACTGCATTATCGATACTGCCAAAGCGACTGCCAATATGCCCTGGATAGTTGATAAAAATGCCGGTATTCCTTTTGGAAAGATAACTGCAAGACCTGGCTTAATAATCCGCAAGAACCCTGGTTCAGAAGTACGCAGGGAACCAGCACCGCAAATGCCTATGTATGTTACTCAGCAACCAGAAGTTATAAAGAGTGATATACACTATATCAGTGGTATTCATGAATCCTTGCGTGGTGATGGAGTCACTGGCGTATATACTGCACAAGGTATCCTAGCACTGCAAGAGGCTGGACAGGTTCGCATCAGGTTAAAAGTTAAGTTGATGGAAGAATCCTTGGCTAAAGTTGGGCAGAAGTGGTACAGGCGAATGAAGAAGTATTGGAAGGATGACAAGTGGCTGCTCATCACTAAAGCAGATGGTTCTTACGATATGAAAAAGTTCGTCACAACCACTCTGAATTATGACTACGACATTAAGATAACTGCTGGCAGCACTATGCCGGTTAATAGGTCAGCTATGCTTGATTTGATGATTAGGCTTGCTCAAACACCTATGCCAGATGGTATGCCTATCGTTGATAGAGAGGCAGTTGTTCAATACTTACCCGAAGAAGTCAAATCTTCAATGCTGCGTAGAATGAAAGGTCAAAATCAGAACTTGGCACAGTTGCAGCAAGCTGTTCAGCAAATGGGTAAACAAATGCAGCAGTTCATGCAGCAAAGTGAGCAGAGAGATAATGAACAAATGAGCTTGATTCAAGAGTTAATGACTGCTGTAGAAAGCTTAAATAAGCAGATTATACAGCTACAGGACAAGCATGATAAAATAGAGAACGAGAGAATCCAGATGGAAAAAGAAAACAAGCTGCGTGATGAATCATACAACAAAGGATTCACTGATGCCGAAAGAATGTACTCAAGAGAAGAACAACCTATAAGTATTAAGGAAATGGAAGGTGTTGCAGACCAGCGACTACCAGAAGAAATACTAACTGGACTCGAAAACATGAGTGATGATGAATTATCACTGCTGCTGATGGAAAATCCAGAAATACAAGAAATATTAAGATAAATTGGAACACTCCGCAAGGAATTCCAAAAGGAGGTTTTTAATTGAATATCGATGAGTATCGGGCTATGAAAGCTCAGATGCAACAGGATGAAGCGACTCAGCAAAATGAGCAAACGCCAAATCCTACTCCACCCAACACTTCTACTAAACCATCCGATACCAAAACCGATGAAAAACCACCTGAAAACAACCCTCAAAACCCCAAACCATCCGAAACTCCTTCAAAATCACCCGAAAACCAAACCGAACAAACACAAACCAAAATACCCGAAACAATTTACCTAGAAGGCATAGGTGAAATCACAATCGATGAGCTTCGCAAAGGATATTTACGCAACAAAGATTACACGCAGAAAACCCAGGAACTATCCAGACAGCGTAAAGAGGCCGAAGAAGCAATCGAATTTGTAAAACAAATCAGAGAAAATCCAGAGGTACTTCAAAGGATAGTAAATGGTCAGAAACCTCAACAAATCGACCCTCTTATCCAAAAGATTCTTGAACTAGAAGCTACGATATATGACATGAAGGTTGAAAGAGAAATTGAAAGCCTTCAGCAAAAATACGATGACTTTGATGCTCGTGAAGTATTAGAAATAGCTCACGATAAGAAAATCCTTAACCTTGAAGATGCTTACCTTTTACTCAAATCAATGAAAAAGCCCGCATCCGAAACCAATCTCAATATTGATGAATTAAAACAGCAAATAAGAAAAGAAGTTCTAAAAGAACTTGAAGCTGAGGCTGAAACAACCAGAACTATTATTACCCCTGGTAATGATGGAGCTGTTTACGAAGACAACACCCCTAAACTAACCGAACAAGAAATGAAGGTAGCAAGGCATATGTTTAGGAATTCAAAAGACCCTTATGCGGAATATGCGAAGTGGAAAAATATGAAGACTTAAAGGGGGAAACACGCAATTATGAAATTAGAAAGAGCATTTGATTTACAGCTATTCGCAACTCCTGTGCAGCCAACTGTAGATAATACTTTTAATTATACTGTCTCCGATAGAGACAATGTAGTGAACTTCGGTAAACTGTTAGAACCTGGGCTGCGTAAAATCTTTTTCGAGACTTATGACGAGATACCCGAACAATTTCCCAAGATTTATAATGTGATGGACTCTGAGAAGGCCGTCGAACACGATTGGGGAATGGGTGCGTTTGGTGATTGGACTAAACGTGAAAGCCAGCTTGATGAAGTCGCATACGTAACCTTAGACCCTGGTTTGGACAGAACCTACAAACATGATGCATTTACCCAGGGCTTTATGGTCACTCGTGAAATGTATGATGATGATATGTACAGTCAGATTGAGAAGTTGCCCAAAGCAATGGCTCGGTCTGGTCGTGCCAAGGTTGAAAAGGATGCTGTCAAACCCTTGCTGCAAGGATTTGCCTCATCTAATGTTACGATTTATGATGGCAAACCGCTGTTTGCTAATGACCATCCGCTGTTAAACTCCACTGGTTTGGGTAAAAACCTTATCACTGGCCCTCTGAATGAAGCCAACTTGAAAGCCGGCCTGAAGCTGATGAGAGAAACTCCTGACGAGGCTGGTAACCTAATTCAGATGAAAGCAACTAGACTTATCATTCCTCCTGCACTGGAAGATACTGCGATTCGGTTGTTGAAATCTGCACAGCTGCCTGGTACT